CTCCGGCTCCGGCTCCGGCTCCGGCTCCGGCTCCGGCTCCGGCTCCGGCTCCGCGTCCGTCTCCGCGTCCGTCTCCGGCTCCGGCTCCGTCTCCGGCTCCGTATCTGGCTCCGGCTCCGTCTCCGGCTCCGGCTCCGCGTCCGTCTCCGGCTCCGTCTCCGCGTCCGTCTCCGGCTCCGGCTCCGGCTCCGGCTCCGGCTCCGGCTCCGGCTCCGGCTCCGTCTCCGTCTCCGGCTCCGTCTCCGGCTCCGGCTCCGTCTCCGTATCCGGAGCCGGCTCCGTCTCCGTATCCGGAGCCGGCTCCGGGGGCAGAGCCGTGATGCTTACTTTTTATCTTCAATAAATTTTGCATGTCATGGCATCTCTTCAAATGTTGAGAACACAAGCTCATCCACGGCAAACGATCTTTCGCCGGAAAGCCGCCGCTTCATCATGAACACCATGAGTATGGGCACGCCTGGGTGCTTAACCTTGGTTTTTATCAGGCACTCCTGCAAGTTTGCAGCCTCTATTTCTATCCAGCTAGTTTCGTCACCCCAAGGATTTTTGAAGGGGGTTTTGCCCGCTTGCACTTTAAAACGGAGCATTTATCTATCTGCCACAACAATAGTAAAAACGGCTAAAAACCCGCTTCGATCAACCGCTACGTTTTCTGGCAGCGCATCCATATAGATGTGCTCTCGGCAGTCAGAACCTATAATGCTACGCCTAATGCGCTTTAGCGCAGATGAAAACAGCGCAGAGTTTGCTATTCCAGCATATTTTGGGCGCGTGCGAAACTTGGCAATACTATAGTGTGCGCTAGTGAACACAGGCACCTGGGCGTATTCTCTATGCAAACTACCACCCACGTTGTAAGATTGTCTTATTTTAGCCTTAAAACAAATATGTGCTGGCATATCATTCTCCGTTGTTTTTCGCGTGCCAAACGACTACCCAATCGAGATTATAATTAAACCCCTCAATCTCGTACACATCCCAATCTGGTGGTGCTAGTTTTGCTTTCGACAACGCATCCATTGGATTGGCCGCATCAAAGAGTGTGCCAAAATTAGTCGCGTACCCTTCTTTCCTGTAGCGTGCACGATATCTCATGGTTTAAGTCCTAATAGCGTTTATCAGGATGATTACCCGATTACTCCGCAGAGTAAATACAGATAATCACCCAAATAAGCGTTACACTTCTAGTTCTACGGTGTCTCCCCACGGGCAAGAATTACTCCCCCCTGGCGTGATGGCCCAGACCACAGGATAGGTCGGCGCGTGCTGTGGCGCCGAGCCATACCCATCAGTGAGGTAAACCAAACAATCAGGTATGATGTTCAGTTCATCCAGCTTGTCGAACACTGGCGAAAACATTGTGCCACCGCCACCTACGGCCTCGCGCACAACCTGCACCGCGTCGATGTCAGTGGGATCATCTAGCTCATGCACACCGTGCACTTTAGCATCACAGAAAACTACATGCGCGGTTTCGGGCATCGCCTGCTCGAATATCCCCGCCATGGCACCCCCCATGATGTTCATTTCGCGTTGGCCAACAGACCCAGAGGTGTCGACTGCAACCACCACTGTGCCCACTCCGATGCCCGCGCGCCTTGGTGTGTACACCGGATCGGCAAAGATGAGCATTATCGGGTCGGGGCTCTTCCAGTCATAATTGCCCCCGCCGATCGTCTTTGTCACCAGCGTCGCCAATTTGTCCTTCCAGTCCACCTTGGGCTCAAGCAGCGCGTCAACGAGCCGCTGAATGGCATCCGGCACTTTGCCGCGCGCCTTGGCCACCTGGAGCGCCTGGTTGATCGCCTGCGCCATTGCAGACTGATTATCCTTGCGCTCTTGGACCGCCTGTGCAGGGGTCTTGCCTGGCTCACCAGCACCAGGCGGCAGGTGGTTGTCGAAGCCACCTGGGTTGGGTGGTGGATCACTTCCCTGACCGGACAGCGGCGGCAGCCCGTTCCCAGGCTGTTGGTTGTGCCCTTTACCGCTGTTCTGCTGCGCCTTGGCATATTCCTCGGCGTATATGCCAACCCAGCTTTCACCACCTTTGATGCGCGGGTTAAAATGGCCCTCTTTCGGGTGCTTACCTATTTTGCACTCGTCCAGAAAGGCGTTGATAGTCCAATCCTGCACCTTGTTAACCAGTTCAAGATCAACCGGCAGCATGCCGTTGGGGCCAAAAATACCATCCCGCATGGTGTATGCCTGCTCACAATGCTCCCACATGACGTGGCATATTTCATGGCAAAGCACGTAGAGGCGCTGCTGCAAGTCCCACTCGGCGAATTTTGCCGGGTTAAGATAGATGTTTTTTCCGTCTGTCGCGGCGTAGGGTATATCCCGGCTCGGAACAAGGTTGCACTGGTCCAGCAATAAATGGCTAAAAAACGGCTGCGCCCACATGACCCCCGCTCGAAGCTCTGTTAAAGCATTCTTCTCCTCGTGGGTTAGGTCTTTTGCTGTTGTGAATGTCATTGGTTACTCCTCAAAGAAAACCATACGTGGCTCCATATGGTTTTCCAAGGGGAGTGCGGGGGTTATCCCCGCACTCTTGGTTTTACCCCAAGTTCACCACCACACCCATCAGCGTGGCGTTTTTACCACACCAATCGCCCACCGCCTTCGTGTTGATGATGTTCCCGTCCCGCTTCAGCGCGGACTTAATAAACATCACGGCAAACTCTTCAGGTAGCCGTGATATGTATTTAATAACCGCGTCCACATTCTTCATGTCCGTGCGTGATGCGCACATATAGCATGTAAGCATCTGCATGTCAGGCTTCTCCGGCAGCGGGCAGTTTTTTGGGTCTGCAATGATGTCCGAAAACTGGATTGCCGAGTTCGCCATTTTCAGGAACGTAGCAAGCTGGTTGGCCGCGCCTTCGCCGATAATGCCCGCCGTGATGCCCATTAGCACGGGGCTATACGGTATCCTGTCGGGGTCCGCCGGGTCAGCATATTGCCGCAGTATTTTATCGGCCAGCACCATGGAGCGTGGCGTGGCCCACGGCCCTTGTATCTCCGGCACGCTATCGTGCATGATGATCTGCGGGTTTTGCAGGCAGAATGCGATGACAGCCGGATGCACGCCGATCGTTGCGTAGTGGTCGGCGACGTCCTCAATGTCCTGCCGTACATGGATTTCGACGTGCCGGTTGATGATGAAGTCATAATCCTTTGTAGCGCCCGAACGATCCACCGTGCGGTTGCCTGTTGACCACACCACCCAGCCGGGTGGCAAGGCGTGGTTGCCGGAACGCCCATTCAAAAGCAAGTCAGCCAGTTGCTTCTTGATATCACCCTCAGCGCTTCGACGCTCATCTATCAGCAGAATACCATGTGTGTATTCATGCACACTTTTGCCATTGCGGCATGTCATCCACACGGGCTCTGTGTGCTCCGTGACGCGCACACCGCGTTCGTTCTTGCCCGAAAACAAGGGAAAGCCCGGCACGGTTATCGGCAGAGCGGTGCTGGCGTTCAGCACCGCGAAACCCCAAGGGGTGCCCGTGCGCTTTGCCATTTCGCTGACAATCTGCTCCACCAGTTCCGTTTTGCCGCAGCCTGGTGGGCCGATCAGTTCGACGGAAACACCCGCCTGGATAAGTTTGGGGGCTTCTTTTGCAATCTGCGAAAGTTTTAAGCCCATTGGTGCTCGCATTTGGTTTTTCTCCTCTACTTCCTGTGACAACCACAGGCCAAACCCGATGGTTTGTACCATCGGGAAGGGTCTTAGGTTGTTGCTTCAATAAGTTTCTCGCGCAGCCTAAGCCACTCGGTTTTATCCGTCATGTAAGGCGTGGTGCACTCCATCTCGGTCGGGGGCGCGTAGGCTCCGGCTCCGGCTCCGGCTCCGGCTCCGTCTCCGGCTCCGGCTCCGGCTCCGGCTCCGGCTCCGGCTCCGGCTCCGGCTCCGCGTCCGTCTCCGGCTCCGGCTCCGGCTCCGGCTCCGGCTCCGGCTCCGGCTCCGGCTCCGTCTCCGTATCCGGCTCCGGCTCCGTCTCCGTCTCCGTCTCCGTATCCGGCTCCGGCTCCGGGTGTATCGCCGTGGTGCTTACTTTTTATCTTCAATAAATTTTGCATAGCTGGCCTCGGCAACTTCTGTGGTGGGGATTATTTCGATGGCGTTTGTTAGGTACACTTCATGTGTGTAGTTAAGTCGGCCACCCTTAATACCGTTGTTCGCCACAGCCGATAATGAGAGCCCCCCACCTTCCCACTTCCACAAGCGTAGCGCGTTCATAAGATGAACCTCCATGCCATCCACGTGCAACACGTCGCCGATATGCACGCCTGCGGAATAGGTGCGCACCAAGCAGCGGCGCCCCACCATAGGGTGCTTGTGGTTTGGCTCACTCAGCCGCGCAGCCATTACTTGTTCCATACCGTTGTCTTTTGTCATGTGCTTTTCCTTTGTGTTATCAGCGTAATTGCTGGGTGGTGCTTACTCTGCGAAGTAAGCACCACCCAGCAATTACTATTTTATTAGCTTTGGTTTTGATACATCTGTGTTTTGGTTGTCATAACCAAAACGGTTTTCAAATATCTGCTCGCACTTTATGAACTCACAATGCTGATACATACTCATTTTGAACATAAGGATCGCCGAAGCAGCATCATTAGCGCTGTACTCGCGCCCCAGCAAAGAGCCATCTACGACGTGGCGGATATTTTTGGCACGAAATATAATGTTCCAGCGCGGTTTGTGGTTGGTAATTAAGCTCATAACACAGCATATCCTGTTAGGTTGTTGCTTCAATAAGTTTCTCGCGCAGCCTAAGCCACTCGGTTTTATCCGTCATGTAAGGCGTGGTGCACTCCATCTCGGTCGGGGGCGCGTAAGTTCCGGCTCCGGCTCCGGCTCCGGCTCCGGCTCCGCGTCCGTCTCCGCGTCCGTCTCCGGCTCCGGCTCCGTCTCCGTCTCCGGCTCCGTATCTGGCTCCGTCTCCGGCTCCGTCTCCGGCTCCGCGTCCGTCTCCGGCTCCGGCTCCGCGTCCGTATCCGGCTCCGTCTCCGGCTCCGTCTCCGTATCCGGCTCCGTCTCCGGCTCCGCATCCGGCTCCGCGTCCGTCTCCGCGTCCGTCTCCGGCTCCGGCTCCGTCTCCGCGTCCGTCTCCGTCTCCGCGTCCGTCTCCGTCTCCGCGTCCGTCTCCGCGTCCGTCTCCGCGTCCGTCTCCGCGTCCGGGCGCGGAGTCGTGGTGCTTATTTTTTACAGTGTGCAGCATTTTAATACTCCACCTCAAAATAAATTTGTGCCTCTTCCATAAGAAGTACGAGGTTGAACCCCACCGCACAATAAGCGCCGTCGCTGGCGTCGTGTGTAGGGAGTTTTGATCTTGCTATGGGCTCAGCCACCATCCAACAGCCCTGGAAAGCTGTGTTGCGGTTATAGTCGCGCTTGCCAACGATCAGCCCACGGGCTCTCAGCGCGGCAGCGAGTTGGGATGTTTCGACGGCGTTCATGGTTTTACGCCCTTACCGATCATCGCGCGGATAGATGCCGTGTTCGGCATGAGCGTGGCTTCATTGAAATGCTCCACAACATTTACAACCGCAATTATGTAGTCGTGGCAGTTGCTCAGGCTCAGCCCTTCCCGCCCTAACTCGGCGTGGATACTCATCAGCGCGTAGTGAATTGCCCATGCGCGCTCTATATCCGACAATACGGACACTGCGGCTCGGTCAGTTTCCGTGTATGTTATAACCATTATAGCACATCCCCCAATACCTTACAGTATTCAACATCGAGCCGCCAGACGCGGACCAGCTTTGTAATGCGCGGGTTATCCATCCGCACGCAAATGCACGCTGAAATTCCTGGTTTGGCGGGCCGAACGCTAGTCACAACCCCAAACCGCGCGCCTTGCATCCACGTATAATAGTGGGCTGGTATTTCGACGCACTTGCCGATTAGCTTCCGCATATCCTCGTATGTTGTCATGGTTATTCCCCTCTGTTTCACACGCGCGTGGAGACAATCTCCAGCACATCCGGTTGCAGCGTGAGCTTAACGCCCGCGCCTAAATTACGCCCCAGTGCCACCAAATGATCCTTCAGCGCCGGGAAGGGCCGCTCATCAATAAAAAACCCCACGCCATTGAAGCACTGCGCCGGTTCGCCCGGCATGGGTAGCTCGTAATGCTCCCTGGCGGCGCCCTCGCGTAGTATCAGCGCGGCGATCGTGAGGTAGTCGTCTTCAATGGTGTCGTGCTTGGTCCACCATGTGCTGGCGAGGCGTTCGCGCTGCGCCAGAAGCGCACGCTGGATGTAATTCGCCATTAAATCGGCCGCTTCAGCGGCGCTCCACAGGCATCTGTGCTGAATTACTCCGTAGAGTAACCATAATTGCTTTGGCGTGGGTATTCTGAGCGGCGCAATCTGCTCGGCGAAGGAAGTTATTTCTTTCTCTGCGCGCAGCAGTCCCCACCGCGATGCCGCCAGTTCACCATAAGCAGCCCGGAACGCGGTGTGGCGCGCCATCAGTTCCATAGCGGTGTCCTCGTTTATACGAAGCACGCGGGATAAGCGGTAACTGGTGAACGGCAGCCCAGATGCTTCACACAGCCCTTTTAATGCCATTGCAGCGGCATAGTGGTGGTTGGGCGGCATGTCTGGGTGGCAGCGCCACCCGGCAGCCTCCAAAAGCTGGCGCTTGGCCAGATAGGATGACTTGGCCGGGAAGCGGAATTTACGAGATAGGCGGGTCACGGCTCCGACCCCGTAAGGTGGTTGACAAGCTCAATATACCGCGCTTTTTTGGTCTGATACCATGCGAGGTGTTTAAGCTCATCGGCAGAGAACGCGGCTTGCGCTTTCATAATCTCGGCGAGGAGGCCGCCCACTTCGCCTTCCAGTGTGGCGCGCCCAGTCAGCGCGTTAACGAGTGCAGGGTTTTCGCGCTCTATCTTGCGCTCTATCGCGTCAATGCGCTTTTGGGTACTCTTCCGCTCGCTATTGAGGGCGGAAAGCCGCAGCGTGGATTGAGGGTCTGGGCTCGCAGTGAGTGCGGCACGCGCGTCGTCTATGCGTGCGGCGTCTTTTTTCAGCCATGCCAAGCGTGCGAGTGTTGCAGCCTGCTTGTCCTGCTGGGTTTCCGCCGCCGTGGGTTGGGATAGCCTATAGGCTGCAAGTTCGGCAGTGTAACGGCGTTGCCGCTCGGTTTTTTGGGCGCCCAGTGCTGACATATCGGCGAGGTATTGCTTATGCCACTCAGCCTTTTGGCCATCTAGTGCTGACATATCGGCGAGGTATTGCGCGTAGTCTGGTTTTTGCATGGGAGGGGTACTTTCGGGCTGTGAAAACGCCAGTGTAAGACGTTGAAATTGCTGCGTATTGCGTGGTTTAGCGGTTATTTTTTGGTTTTAGGTACACGAGACCTTTTTTATAAAAAATAAATTAACATACCCCCCATATACCTATACCCCCCGTATGTCAAATTATTTTTTTTAAACGCGTAGCTAGCCAAATCTAAACCAATATAAAAATGTACAGTGTAAACTAACAATTCAATAAAATATATATAAGAAATCAATAAGTTATAAGTTAAACAACAACTGCCGAAAACTCACCAGCGGTTTTGCCATTGATATATCTAAACCAAAAAACTCACTAAGAAATCAATAGCTTAAACACGTAGTAATTTACTTGTGACAGATAAAGTGCCGCCAACTGCCTAGTGATCTCGCCTGTACCCCTGCCCCACTAACCAAAAAACGGGCAAAAACACGCGATAATGTTCAAAATATATTCGCGTGGTTATTATAATAACCACGCAAACAGCCACAGTTTATTTGCGGCGCAATCAGCCTGATTTACAATGTAAAAGACCACATCATGCTTATTAGCGTGCAGTTATTCAACCATCGGGTTGCCATATGCGGCGGGTCGCGATGGTTGAATAAACACAAGTGTAGTTATTTACTTATGGCGCACGTGAGATGGCGCGAAAAATAAGCGCAAAAAACCCCGTGGCGTCGAGCCACGGGGTTTTTTGCACCACTAGCGGAATAGGCCTGCAAAGAGGCCTATAACAGTTGCCGTAAGCGCGATGCCAGCGGCGTAAAACAAAACCAAATATAAGATTAGCTCAACCTACACCGCGCTACGGCGCGGTGTAGGGGCTTGCTTGGGCTTAAAACGAAAACTCATAGAGTTACGCTGCAAGGATCATATCCACGCCATCTTGTTCCGTGGTTTCGACCACTTCCTCGTGTACTAAGCCGCGTGCTTCCGCGCAGGCTTGTGGCATGCTTACCGGCTCATTACTCTGTGGAGTAACAGCTTCTATAGGCGCCGCCGGCTTGGCGTGCTCGGCTTCACGTGCCGCAAGTGCTTTATGCTCGCCTGCGAGCCGCTCATACCGCAAACCCTCCACCGCCATGGCGCTGTATCGGTTCATGTCCATGGTGGCGGTTTCTTTCGCAAGCTTTCCAAGCTTGCTGAAAAGCGCAGCAAGCTTTTCATTCTTGGATGGATCAACCGCTTGCGGGTTAAGCGTCGCCAAGATGACTTCGCGCGGCGGCATGGCTTTGCGTGCGATGACTTCACCCATGAGGGTCAGAAGCTTTTCAAACGCGCGCTTGGCCATGACGTCACGCGCCGCCTTGTCATTCGTTTCGCGAATGACGGCGCCAACCATTTCAATGGTTGGCCATGCAAAACCAATATCGGCCGCCTTGAGAAACCTTGCGGTTTTCGAGATAGCGGACGACATGCTGGCGTCACTCACGGTTGCTTGCGTGCCGTCAATGTATGCCCGCGTGATAAGGCCGGGCAATTCGGTGGTAAACTCAATTTCTTGCGCCTCGATGGCTTTGATGGCCGGAACAATGGCCAGCACTCGCGCGCTATTCAAGTCATTCCCCGTGGCGATTTTGCCCTGGAAAAACGCAACGCCTTGCGCGCGCGCGTAATCAATCAAGTCGGTAACTTGTGTCATGATGATAATCCTATTCGGTTGTTTAAGAGCGGGGGAGCCGCATGGTTGCTCCCCTACTAAGGGATGGTCTAGTTAACTGCGTTTGTTTTTGCGTGGTTGATCGTTACTCCGCGGAGTAACCGGCCGGGCCGGGGGGTAGCTGGACACGCCACCACCCCCCGGCCCGGCCTTTAGAGCAGCCACATACGGAACCACGAAAAAATAGTTTGACAACCGGAAGCAGTCACATTACACTCCACTCATGACACCACGGCAACCTTTGAAACTTCCCACACAAACAAAAGAAAGCTTCAGTGCATGCCCTTAAAAATTCTCCCTCAACCCGAATTAAAATCCTTTCACACCCGCATCGCAGAGGCGCTACAAGACGGCTGGCGCGGTGCCAAGGCCGAGCGCGACCGGAAGTTCATCGCTGCTCTGCCCATCGGCACGAATGCCACCCAGACCCAAAAAACACCCGCTCAAGGAAAAGCCCAATGACCAGCAACCAGATCGCATCGCTTCTCGGGCGCATAAACCTACGGATCAACGACCGCAACCACCCCACACTGCGTGACCATTCGATGCACATTGACCTTATTTTAGTGCAGCAGCTTATTGTGCTCCAGCAGCACGAGATAACAGAGCTTAAACGCAAAGTAGAAGAATACGCGGGGGCGGAAGCCGGGGCATCGGTGTAGTGGAGCAGGGCCAGTTCGAGGAAGAATTCACCATTGGATACCAATATTTATCACCAACCATATTGCTGTGCTGTGTGCCCGGCGGCATGGAGCGAGATGCGCTTCACCTGCGGATGAACTTCAATGAGCCAGCGGGCCGCAGCTACGTGCTGCACTGTGACACGGCTAAACCATGCCCTGACGAGCACGGGCGCAAGCACTTCATGATGCGGGAAATAAACAAATGAAACCCACGGCACCGCCCCTTAACTATAAAAACCCCCAGCCGACGCCGCAGGATACTTCCCCCACTACGGTGCTGTGCCCGACCAGCACCGACAAAACAGCCTGCTGCGCCACCTGCAGGCTGTGCTGGAGCAAGCACGTCAAGGAAGTGCTGTTTGTGGGGCATGGCCAGAAGATGGGCAGCCGCAAGCCCAAAGAAAAAACGGCTCTGGCTTAAGCCAGAGCCGCCAAGTTCAGGGAGGAAAACCAAACGTACGGCAGGACCATCCAAGGACAACCCCGCACTACATATAGCATAAATTTTGGGTAATGCAACAACCCTTTGCGGTGCAACCTTCCTGTTGACAAACCTGCCAACCAGCGCCAGAGTGAGTGCCATGCCCCAACCGCTGCCCGAAACCAATGATGACCATATCCGGCGCCTGAACACCCTGATCGCCAGGGCGGTCGGTGTTGCAACGGTGCTGTACCACGCCCCCAACATAAACGTGGATAACGCATCTCCCCGCGCCGTGATGTCGGACATTATCGATGAGTTGGTGCGCATAAAGCGCGTCTACGAAGCTGTGCCCAACATCTTTGAAGCGCCAGCCGCAGCAAACCCCCAAGACAAAATCACCCCAACCAAAACAAAAGGAAAAGCACAATGATACTTTCATGGCTGAAACAACGCATCGACAAGCTCTACGCCGTGGACGGCGAGGACGTGGGCGCCGATGTGCTCAAAGTGGCAAAACAGATTTACGCCAAAGCGACCGAGATTTATGCCGCACCCGTCGCTGGTGCGGCACTTGGCGCGGTGCACGCGGCTATGGCGAATGCGACCTCGGACGCACTCAAGCAATTCACTGGTTTTTCCTCCGTGGCCGGGCGCATCGCTCGTATGGAAATGGCCCATTTGGTGGAAGCCTTGCGGCTGCTGGTGGCGCTTGAAGCCCCGAACCTATTTGAGCAGGTAGCGGGTCCCTCTCTCGTGCCGGTTACAACTCCCAAAGTCGAAACGAACATGGCGCGCGCCACCGGCAATAACGCCGACGAGATGACGAGCACGAGCACACTGCAAAACGCGGTTGGTGTGGACTACGCCAAGCTGGGGGAAACCGCACCTGCACTTCCAAACCACTTCGATAAACTTGCGGAGGACTGGGAAGCTGCTAAGGTTGGTAGCTCAATCGGGCAAAAGCCTGCGCAATGATACTGCCTGTTCACACTTCGCTTTTGCGCATCGAAACCATCCGCATTCTTCTGGCCACCGGCCATGAGAAAACGGATATTGCTGACAAGTTCAATGTGTCGCGGCAGGCTATCTACGCGGCGATTGATCGGTTCGATCTGGGAGCACCACTCAGGCCGATTGATCGCCAGACCGCTGCCAGCGCGCCATATTTGCAAATTGCCACTTCAAAAGAAATCAGCAACAAGCTGCTTGACGCGCGTATTATTGAGACACTTTTGGGCCGCGCTTAGGTCCAAGCCGAAGCGGGTATCCTTGGCCTCACGTTTTGCTTAGTTGTGAATTTTGCCATGATCTTACCTGTGGCGTCTATTTGGGCACCTAGCGAGGCGTATTGCAAACAATCAGCTAAATCACTCCACGGATGCAGCTTTTCCGGCTTGTCTTCGGTGCTGCCATCAACCCGGCGTTTGTACTTATAGTTGTGCAGAAGCGCCTTGACCAGCATTGGGCAGTGCTGCGCATCAATAAGGAGCGCCTGCGGCTGGTCGCCGCGCCGCCCGATAAGAAGCTGTTCTACCGCCGTAAGCCGCCTGGATATGTCGTTGGTTGGCGCCGGAAAGGCGACGTAGCCATTATTCCGCAGCACGTCGAACAGCGAGTTCTCAGTGTCTTGGCTCTTGATGTTGCCCGCCGGGTCCGCCACCACAAACACCCGCCTGCCGCCGTAACGCTCGCCTTGCAATGCCGGAGTGAGTAGGCTTTGAATGAATTTGGCGAGACCCATATCAACGGAGGTTATTTCCTGAAACACTATGAGGCGCCCTATGGTGTCCACTTGGCACACTAGCGCCGTGGGTGTGCGCCCAAAATCTAGAGCAACCATGACGGGCCGATGCGGGTTTACGGTGAGCGTGCTGCGCGAGCAATGGATGAGCGGGTTGAAGCTGGCGCGAAACACGGCTTGGCCGGATAGATCGTCGCCATAAAGACCGTCGATATGTACTTTTTTCCATTCGTCGGAATGGCCGCCAGACAAACGCTCGTAATAATTGGCGGGCAGGTTCTCGCGGTTTTCGGCTTCTGGTGACAGGCCGCCTGGCTGTTTGAAAAAGCTCCAGCCATCGGGCAGGTCCATGACCAGGTGTTCGAACCACTCTGAGCCCTCGGAGAAGGGGTTGCTCTCGCCGACGATGCCCTGCCAGGTGGGCTTGACCACAGCAGGTGACGGGTAGCGCCCGACGCGGCCCATGACGGCAGCGCACACCTGATATGGCAATTCGCGGAACTCGGCCAGCCATGCGCCAGTAAGCTGGAGCGAGAGCAAGCGCTTTTGATCTTCGGGGCTATCGAGCGGGATCAGTAGCCATTCACTTTTTACCCGCGTGCCATCATCCAGGGGGAAATTAAAATGGATGGTGCTATCCGTGAATTTGAACTGGGCGACGGGGCCGAGCCACGTCATGATGTCGGGAAGCACCGTCTGGCGAAGCTGCTGAAGAGTGTTACGCACCACGGCGAAGCGGGTGGGGCGCACTCCTTGCGCGTCTGGCTCCTGTTCGCGCATATGCCTGGTTAAATCCATGATGATACCAGCCGTCTTGCCGGAACCGAGCGGTCCGATGATCCACCTGGCAAAGTTGGGGTTCAGCATAAATTTAGCGACAGTGGTGGGTGCCGTGTAAATCATGCAGCTTCACCTTCAATAATTGGTGAGGCAGGCCCGCTGGGCGTCACCCCAACAACCTGATTGCCAATGTGGATTTGGAGGGACCAGCCCCCTGTGCCGCCAACCTGAACCGGCGCTGCTTGGTCCATGCCAGCCAGCTTCATGATTGTCTTCAGGGCTTCGGTGCGTGAGGCCAGGGTGATGTCGGGGTTGTTCATGTCGGTATGGAACCGCAGCAAGCTCATTTCGATGGATGCTTTGGCTTTAAGCCTGATGCGCTTCTCCACGTTGCTGGCGCCGTTCCATTCTTTGATGGCGTCGGTAAGCATAGCATCGAAAGTGGGGTGCTTCAGCATGGCATCCCATGCGGCGTCGTCCAGGCCGTAGAGCTTCTTGATGTCTTCGACCGGCAGAATATCCAGCGCGATTTCGTTGGCGATTTGCGCCAGGTGGCTGCTCATGATTTGGAGCGGACTGGCGGGGGTATCGAGCACAGTGCCCATGGCGCCTCTCAATAAGTTGTGGTAATGTCTTCGCAACATAGGCTATGTGGTGTCAATGAGCCAAACGCTTTCTTCGCCGCCGCGCGGCCACGGCCTGCTCCGGGTTGCCAGCGCGGCTGACGCCGAGGCGCAGCAGGTTGCGACCAAAGCCGCACAGAACGCCATACCAGAACCAAATAGTATGCAATTACAAGGACTTAGCGCGTATATTACGCGCCAGTATTGGATTTTCTCGCGGCACCGCAACACGGTTCAGGGCTGGAATGACCGGATGCTGAAGGCACTTCGGGTGTTCAATGGGCAGTATGACCCGGAGAAATTGGCTGCGATTAAGCTGTTTGAGGGCTCCGATGTCTATGCCCGCATCATCTCGGTCAAATGCCGTGGCGCCAGCAGCTTGCTGCGGGACGTGTATCTGGGGTCTGACCGGCCATGGGGCATAAGCCCGACACCCACCCCCTCCATACCTGACAACGCAGATGCGCAGATACAGCAGCAGGTCCGCACCGAGCTTACGATGGCCATGGCGCAGGGTGCCAAGCCACAGCTTAAAAACGTGCAGGACCGGCTTCAGGAACTTCGCATGGAAGCCCTGGGCAAAGCCGAGACCCAGGCGCGCGAGGCTGCCAAGCTGGCCGAGGAGCGTATTGATACAATTCTGGATGAGGGCGGTTTCTACCAGGCTCTGGCGGAATTTTTGGTTGATCTTCCGGTGTTCCCCTTCGCGGTCATGAAAGGCCCCGTGGTGCGGATGGTCGAAGATATTAAATGGAAGAACGGCAAGTTAACGCAGGCGCGGTTCCCCCGGATGTATTGGGAGCGCGTGAGCCCGTTCGACTTCTATTTCACGCCTGGCGTGAGCCGCATCGAAGACGCTGATGTGATCCAGCGCCAGCGCCTGACCCGCGCCGATTTGAATAACCTGATTGGCCTTCCGGGTTTTGATAGCGACGCCATCAAGGCGGTGCTGGCGCTCCACGGGCGCGGCGGCCTGGTGGATTGGATCGACGTGACAGACGCGGAACGCGCGGTCTCCGAGCGCCGCGAGAACCCGCAGATGAACGAGAGCGGGATGATTGACTGCTTGGAGTGGAACGGCAACGTGATGGGGCAGATGCTGCTGGATCGTGGCTTCACCTCGGATCAGGTGCCGGAGCCAGAGCTTGATGTCTATGTGCAGGCATGGATCATCGGGCACTTCACCATTAAGTGCCAGATCGTACCCAACCCGCGCAAGCGCCATCCGTTCTATGTCACCAGCTTTGAGAAAGTTCCAGGTAGCATCGTAGGGAATGCCCTTCCCGATATCCTCGCCGATGTGCAGGAGGTGTGCAACTCCACCCTGCGCAGCCTGGTCAACAATCTCTCCATCGCATCCGGGCCCCAGGTGGTGGTAAATGACAGCCGCCTGGCGAACACCGAGGATGGCAACAGCCTGTACCCGTGGAAGCGCTGGCACACGCAGGATGATCCGACCGGCTCCAACACCCAGCAGCCTGCCGTCTCCTTTTTTAATCCGCAGGATAATTCTGAGAAATTGCTTGGGGTGTATCAAGCGTTTAGCACCATGGCGGATGATCTTTCCGGCATTCCGAAATATATCACTGGCAACAGCCTCTCCGGCGGCGCTGGGCGCACCGCCTCCGGCCTCTCCATGCTCATGCAGCAGGCGAATAAAATTCTTCAGACTGTCGCGGCAAACATTGACCGCGACATTATCGAGGGGCTGCTGAATTCCCTGTATGACTTGATTATGATGACCGACACGACCGGGATGCTGCGCGGCGACGAAGATGTGCGCGTCATGGGTGTGCAGGTTGCGGTGCAGCGCGAGACCCAACGCCAACGCCAGATTGAGTTCCTTCAGGCGACCGCCAACCCGATCGACGCACCCATTATGGGGCCGGAGGGCCGTGCCAATGTGCTGCGCTCCGTGGCCAGCACCATTGGCCTCGACGGCGAGCAGATCGTCCCCAGCGAAGCACAGATCAAGGCAAAGATGGCGGCTATGGCAAATATGCCCCCGACGCAGCCCCCCGGCGCACCAGGGCAACCCCCTTCCCCCGGCGCGGCTGCTCAAGGCGCGCAGCCGCCGCAGAACCCCAACCCGCAGCCGCAAGGCACGAACACAGTCAGCCCCAACGCGGGTGGGACAGCACAAAATGGTGGCGTGTAACCAATAGGAGATTAAAATGGCGAAAATGGAAACCTTTGATAACAAACAAGAAACCGATAAGCCGCTTGAGATGATCCAGGGCGGTGGCAAGCCGGTTGGCCCGGCAGTCAAGGAGCACAACGGGGCCGCGATGAGTGGCCGCACCTACCCGAAGTCTGGTAATGGTCTGCCACCCAAAGTGGGCCTATCCTCGCTGCCGGATGACGTGCGCGGCGACACGCTGAAACCATTCTAATACGATGCAGCTTCTTAACGTACCTACCGCGTCAGCACAAACTGGCACATCGGCAAAATACAACGATGTGTCTAGTTTGTGGAAGGACTACACCCCGACCATCTATATTGATGGCACGTTCTCAGGCGCAACCGTGGTGGTTGAGTGCTCACCGGACCCACTATCGGTTGCCGATAGTTCCAGCCGCTGGCACACAATTACCACTCAAACTGCGCCTGCAATGGTAGCATGCAATTACAAATACAAAAAAATTCGTGCCCGTGTCTCCGTTGGGGGGACAGGCTCGCTAATCGTGGAGATGCCGTAATGGTTGAAAGTTTACGTTCTTACCCAAAAACGGGAGATGGCCACAGTGCCAACTTCCCCGAAAAGCACATCGCGCTGACCGGCAAGGGCAGCACGCAGGAGGTTTTGAATTACATGGGCAACCCCATGGCCAAGACGACCGGCGGCTCGCAGGAAGCGCGCACGCGCAATATCTATGCGAAGAACGGCTCGCCGCCGATCCGCCCCACACCCGCAGAGATTACGCCGCCGGTGGACCCCAGCGGCCCGGCCATTGACAGCAGCCAGCCCAGCATTGTGCCCATTTAAGTGGCCAATGCTGACACTGCATTACTGGAAGTGGCGAAGCGCCTTCACTTCGTTGCTGGCGACCAATGGAAGGAATTTTTAACCGCTTTGAAAGCGGTGGAGACCGAAGCCGCCGAGGCGCTCGTTCGGTCGCCACAAGATCAACTGACCAGGGTGCAAGGCCGTGCGCAGATGATCCGTGACATTAACGTCACGCTCAACAAAGCCTAACAGGAGAAGCATACCATGTCGCAAGCTAAATCAGACTACGCCGCCGGAACCGATGCAGCATTGCCGCCGGTGGTTATCACCCAGCACCGCCCGAAAGCATTGCTGGCAGCATCCGCCGAGATTGAAGCGCACTATGCGGCGGTGGCTGCTGCCAATGCAGCGCCGCCAGTGGACCCCAACGCGCTCCCGACAGCCCCCGCCGCCGTTGTCGAACCACCGCTCCAGCCCAACCTCCCTGGCATCGAACCACCGCCCCCGCCGGTTACTCCGCAGAGTAACATCGAGACGCCACCGGGCGACCAGAACTGGGAGCACCAGTTCCGTTCCGAGCAGGGGCGGGCCCGCGCTTACCTGCGCCGCGCCGAGGCTGCTGAAACCCAACTGGCCGACTTGACCTCGCGGCTCGTGCTTCTGGAGAATGCGGCGCGCAATCCGGCACCCCCGCCGCTTGGCCCGCTTCCCGATTTGACGCCGGAAGAGGTTGAAACCCTTGGCCCTGACCTGCTGAACATGGTGAACCGCCGCGCTGCTATCATTGCCCGCCAGGAAACCGCCCGGCTTGAGATGCAGATGCAGGCGCTTCAGGCGGGTATGACCGCGACCACGCAGACCCGTGCCGCTGCGACAAAGGAAATGTTCTACGCTGACATGGACGCGCTTATGCCAGATTGGAAGTTCATCAATACCGATCAGGGCTTCCTAAACTGGTGCGGCGAAACCGATGTGTTGAGCGGGCAACCCCGGCGCGACTTACTCATTGACGCATTTAACAAAAATGATGCACAAAGAGTTATTGCATTCTTCAAACTTTTTGTTAATAATGGCGCAGCACCAAACGCAAGAGCCGGTGTGCCGCATGCGCCGGGCGCTAACCAGCCCCCAAAACTGCCGCTCGAAGCCCTTGCCGCCCCCGGACGGGGGGCTTCTGCTTCCGCTAAGGTGGAAGAGCCGAAGAACATTTGGTCTTCTCAAGACATCACCCGCTTTTACGATGACGTGCGGCGCGGCAAATTTGTCGGGCGCGAAGCCGAGCAGCGGGCATACGAGGCGGACCTCATGATGGCGCAAGCCGAAGGCCGCATTAAACAGTAATCAGCAGGGGGCCCCGTTGAGGGCTCCTGCAAACACAGGAGCTTTCAATGGCGTATCCCGTAAGTGGCAGCCCGTATCTTGGTTCCGCCGCGAGCCCGGCTTACTCCGGCACCTTCATCCCGCAGATTTGGTCGGGCAAGCTGATTGAGAAGTTCTATAACGCGACCGTTCTGGCCGCGATCAGCAACACCGATTACGAAGGCGAAATCAAGAACCAGGGCGATACGGTTAACATCCGCACCAAACCCACCATCACGATCAACGCCTATTCGGCGGATCAGGCGTTGGTGGTTCAGCGCCCGTCCAGCAACATAGTGGTGCTCTCAATCTCCAACGGTTATTACTTCAACCTGGTTGAAGATGATGTGTACGCGGTGCAATCCGACATCAACATGATGAGCATGTGGGCGGACGACGCGGCGCAGCAGTTGAAAATCACCATCGACACCGCTGTGCTGGCAACCATTTATGCCGGTATTTCTTCGTATAATACCGGCCTCACCGCCGGTAAGATCACGGGCAAATTCAACCTCGGTGCCCCGAACGCCAACCCCACACTCGCGGGCAACCCGGTGATCATGGATAACACGAACATTCTGAACTACATCATCGACCTTGGGACGGTTCTTGACGAGCAGAATATCCCCGAGCAGGGTCGCTGGTTGGTCATCCCTTCGTGGATGGCAGGCTTCATCAAGAAGTCTGATTTGCGCCAAGTATCCATTTCCGGCGATGGCGTAAGTATCCTGCGCAACGGGCTGCTGGGCATGATCGACCGCTTTACGCTGTATTCGTCCAACCTGCTGCCCACCTCCTCGGTGGACAACGCTTGGTATGTCTTCGCCGGGCACAGCCATGGGCTGACGTTCGCCTCGCAGATCAGCAAGATCGAGACGCTGCGCTCCGAACAGACCTTTGGCACGCTGCTGCGCGGTTTGCAGATTTACGGCTCGAAGGTGGTGGATGGCACGGCCATCGCCTGCCTCTACGCCACGCCGAACACCGGCGCGCTCTAACTTTCCACCAGGGGGCCGAAACCTCACGGATGCAGCCGCTTCGTGAGACCCACCAGGAAAGGAAATGAACCATGTCGGGCTCGCAGAGTGGCTTCACCTATGGGCAAATACTTACCCAGGTTCGCACCATTGTGCAGGACCAGGCAACGCCATATCGCTACCAGGATGCTGAGCTTTATTTTGCGCTGACAGAAGCCATGGCCGATGCGCGTGCGTTGAGGCCGGATTTGTTTTTGGCGATGGGGCTCGACACAACGCCGTTTCTGGTGACATCGGCGCTCGCCAATGCTCAGTTTCCGATCGCTTGGCAGTATGTACCGGCGTTCATTGATTATGTCATAGGGCGCGCGGAGAGCCGCGATGACACCTACACGGATGATAGCCGGGCAGCCACCTTCATGGGACGGTTCGTGCAGCGGCTGACTGGCATGGCAGGAGCAGCTAGATGAGCGGGGTAATTTCATCGCCGCCGCTATTTGGTGCATCGCCATCAGCCACACTCCAGCAGATGTGGAATACCATTCGGGTACGCGCCGCTGGTGTGACCGACGAGCAAATGCAGATAGAGTTTTTGCAAGCGGCCCGTGACTTCTTCTCTGAGAGCTTGGCGTGGCAAAATGACCAGAGCCTAGCCATCGCGGCGCCAACTACGACCGTTAGCACAGCGGGGTGGCTCGCTGGTGGCACCGTGATCACAGGGGCTGAAGTCGTGGCGCCTCTGGACGTGCGGTTCAACGATATATCACTGGCGCCCGTGGCAGCAGTCTCCGATACGGCGGCTGCGGAAGTCAACACACCGCAAGTGTACACGTTCAACCTGTCGGGGCTCATAACACTCGTGCCACAACCGAATAGCGCAGGTGGCACGCTGCATATATTTGTGGGGCTGCGGCCAACGATTGTCACGCCGGTAATACCGGATGTGCAACTTAGTCAATGGTTTGACGGGTTGCTGGACGGCACGTTGACACGTCTTTATGAGCAGCCGGGTAAGCCCTTCAGCAATGCCGCGTTGGCGATGGTTCACGCGAAGAGGTTCAGGGCGCGGATCAGCAAAGCGCGCGATATTGCTAACCGTGGCTTTGGGCGCGGCGGGGCGCCGTGGAGCTTCCCCTATTTTGCCAATGGCTCCGGCGCTAATCTATGGGGCTGGGGCAAAGGAGTGCGCTCAGGATGACCCAATTACTTTTTGCCAATAATGCCATAGGTACGCTGGCTATTGCTTGCAGCAGCACAGCTACCACGCTCCAGCTTACGAGCGGCCAAGGCGCTAATTTTCCTGCACCTAGCGCGGGGCAGGCATTTTACGCAGTGCTGCAAAATGGCAGCGTGTGGGAGAGCGTGCTTTGCACGGGCAATAGCAGCGATATTTTAACTGTTACGCGGGCACAAGAAGGCACCACGGCGCAAGCATTTGCATCGAACACGGTTATTGAGATGCGGTTCACAGCAGCCGTTCTTAATGCGTTCATTCAGGCATACTCAGCCAACTATGCCAGCCCGACCGGCAACGCCGCAAACCAATTTGCCGTGGCAAACGCAGTGGCAAGCGCGAGCGCAGTTCCGCTTTCGCAACTTAATAGTTTGTTGTCGTCATATGTTACGGCGGCAACCTTGGCTGGGTATGGCTACACGACCTCCGCAGCAGTGAGTGCGCTGCTCGCTTCATACGCAACATCCGCGTCAGTATCGTCGTCTATTTCATCAGCACTGTCTTCGTATGTTTCGATGACGGCGTTGACGACCGCGTTGGCAAGTTATGCGGCGCTGGCGGGTTCGGCCACGCAACCATTTAGTGTCGGCCCAGCTACAGCCGCAACCCAGGCCCCGCAAGCGCAACAAGTATTAGCTGGAAATGGCGCGGGCCCAAATGTTATTACGGGGTCACGAAGTATCGGCACCACATTTACAAATTCGGCGCAGCGCGCCATTTTTGTGCAAGCCACGTTGTTCGCATCGTCTTCTACATGGTCAATGTCAATGCAAGTAAATGGTGTAACCGTGTCGCAACTTCAGGCTGGCAATGGTAATTTTTCACAAACGCTAAGCGCCATAGTGCCTGCTGGTGCCACATATAAAGTCACAACATCTGGATCAGTTTCGCTTACTTTATGGGTTGAAACGTAAAAACAACTTGCAGTAAAGTGTGCGGTGGATAGAAAGTAATCTCTGGGTGCCGCCCGCAACAAGCCAACTTAGATTAACATTGGACCGCACAAATGGACGCTGCTCCAGATGCAACTTCTTTCAAACTTGGTGTTCTTGAGGGGCGCGTAGGTGCCGTGGAACAGAGGTTGGACAGGCATGAGAATGTAGTTGGTGCTGCGCTAGAGCGGTTCGGCGGCCAGATTGAGCGCTTTACGACTGAAACCCGTATGAGCCACAGTGCTCTGGGCGCTAAAATTGACAGCATCGAGAGCAAACTGGACCACGAGGACGGTGCGCGCGCCCAGAAAGAAGCGGATAGGGAAGCCGCCGCAAGTGCGCAAGATGCCGTGCGCAATGCGTTTTTCAGCAAAGAGAACATCCGGCTCGCGCGCTGGGCACTTATTGTGTCGGCTATTGGGGTACTTATTGGGGTGCTAGGGCAGGCGCATTTCCACCTGGTTACACTGGTTGCACATTAACCATTGACAATTTAGCTATTTAATGTTGACTACATTTAGAACAGGAGAGCACCTATGGGCAAAAAATCCAGCAGCCTTCCAGCCCGCGCCGAGAAAGACTTCATGAAGCAGGACCAGAAGCAGGATGCCAAGCTCATGAAATCCGTGGTCAAAAAAGATATGCCGAAAGGTAAGCCCAGTAAAAAATAATGGCGAAGAAAAACGAAATCACAGGCACTATTTTGAAAAAAGGTGCCTTTACTGCCAAAGCAAAAGCCGCAGGCAAATCGGTTGCGCAGTTCGCAGCCGAGAAAGCTGGTGCGCCGGGCAAGCTGGGCCGCGAAGCCGATCTCGCTAAAGGGTTTGAGGTCATCGCTCGCAACCGGAAAAACAAATAGCGCGCTGGTTACGCACCACACACCCACCAACCTTATGGAGAACACACATGGACA